TTATCGTTGCTCCGAAATTAGCCCCGGTAACTTTCGATTTGCCACGTTGATATAATTCCGAACCTGCCCTTGCTGTACCTAATTCACCAAATTTATTAGCAAATCCTGAAAGGGTTAATAAGTATGATTCTGTGACATCGGATAAAGCATTGCCTGCACCAATATCTTTGTCATAAACAACGCCTCGACTTGTTTCCTTGTACTTTCCATCAACAAGTGTTCCTCGAACAGAAGAGCCGAACCTGTCATAATCCTTGCCACCGAATAGACTATCAACAATGCCACCAAGAAATCCACCGATTGCACCCCCTATCGGCCCCCAAAAGAAGGTGCCAATGCCTGTGCCTATTGCAGTGGCAACTTTACCTTGTGATAACGCTAATACTGCACCAAAGTAGCCGAAACCATCAGCGATTGCGCCTGCATTTTCACCAATAAAACCACCGATAACATCACGTATGCCACCCATGCCATTTGCGATATTTGCGCCGAAGCCTTCAATGGCTGATATGAAGCTGCTGTTACCGTTACCGAAGAAGTCTTTAACGCTGCTGAATAGTCCGCCTATTCCACCGCCTGATCCGCTAGCACTTCCGCCTTCACCAGCATTAGCATTGCCACTTAACGCGCCGCCCAAAGCCCCTAAAACCGCAGTAATGCCGCTTGAATCAACTAGAAACTTAATTACAGGTTGCAACACCAATGTTTTAAATGAATTGATGAGCGTGTCTTTAAAATTCTTAATGAATGATTTTCCATCTTCAAAGCCTCGGAATATTGCATCAGTTAAGCTTTGGCTGAATTGATCAGATATTCTTTCTTGCGCTCTTAGGCGTTCATCCTCAATTTTCTTAATCGCATCACGTTCAGCCTCAAAGCGTTTATCACTTTCTTTTTGAAGCAAATCCATGTACTTAATTTTGTTGTCGTATTCTTCTTTGGTTAACTTGTCCTGCTGTTCCTTTAATTCTTTGGCATCATCAACCTGTTTTTTAAATACGGTTTCTTGTATATCTTGTTCAAAGTCAACTTGGCGCTGAATATCTTTTAAAGCTTCTTCATATTGTTTTTTCCGTGCTGCTTCAGCTTTAGAGGCTGCTGCAGAACGATCACTTTCAATCTTTGCTTCTGCCTCTGCACCTTTATAATCCAAAGCTGGCTTATCACTGTTAGGGCTCACATAAGGGCTGGCATTTAATGCATCACGCGCGACTTTTAATTCTTTTAGCGCTTTGATTTCATCGTTAAATATAGTGATTTGTCTGTCTAAGTCGCCAACATCGCCAAATACAAAATCATTAATCTTGTTGGCTAATGTAGGCTTACTTAAGTTATCACGGGATTTTTGAAGTGATTTAAGGCCTTCTTCACGATTAGCTAATTCTTTGTCGTAATCTTTCGCCTCTATTCCGCCAACACTAGAAAATAAACTTTTAAATTTAAGAACTTGATTCAGCTTGCTAATAAATTCAGTCATTGCTGGCAAAATACCAATCGTGACGGTATCTACTAACTCACTAAATCCTACTTTCAAACCGCCTAAGTCGTCTTGCAATTTTGCGGCTTTAGCAGCTGCTTCTGCACTCACGCCAGCAAACCTATCAACGTTGTCAGCCACGTCATTTAAGTAAGGCAATAGCTCAATGCCAGCCTTGCCAAACAAATCGGTTGCAAGGGCTGCTTTTGATGCGCCATCTTGATAATTTTGAAGTTTTTTAGCGACTTCAATCATTACTTCTGATGGGTCATTATCTTTTACGAATTGTTGTGATATGCCGATTGCATTTAATGCTTTAGCAGTTTTACCGCCAGCATCGTCAATTCCAGCCAAGCCTTTAGATAGCTTTCCTATTGCCACATCAACCGCGCCAAAATCAGCACCAAATTGTGTAGCCACTTTTTGCAAGCGTGAAAGATTCTCAACACTAGAACCAGTCTTTTGAGCCATGTCGTCTAAATCACCAAGCACGCCAATTGCTTTATTAACTTGACCGATTAACGCGCTAAAACTTACGCCAACGCCTAAACCTAATAACAGATTTTGTGCTGAGCCAACGGCTTTACTGATGCCACCCATAGCACGATCGACTGTGCTAGTTGCTTTGTTCATGTCTGACTGTAAGCGAGCGATATTTGCGATTAAATCTATCTCTAATGCGCCGATAGTTGTTGCCATATTCGCCTTTACTTTTGACAATAAAAAACCGCCTCAATGGGCGGCTACTTTTGTTTACTGAATACTTCTATTGCTACGGAATCAAACAGACTGAGAATATCTAGTTCAAAGCTATTTAATTTGATGCCATGATTGAATTGATAAGCTGCAATCTCTTGTTGACTTATCCGACTAATGCCACTCATGCTGGATGGTCTTGAAAGAACGTTAAACATTTCCCATATGGCGCTGGCAAAGTTTGGAATCTCAATACTTAGCCGCTCATCCTCTTTACCTGTAGACGCTGCAAGCCGTTGTAAATGTGTTCTTAGGCTTGCACCATCACCCTGCGGAACTGATAGTTCAAATGCTGTCCGCGCAAACTCCGCTAGGCTTTCGCGGATGCCTTGATAAAAACTTCATTCTTGTTTAATGCATCTAATACTTGCGCACGAATCCATTGCTTTTTAGGATCAATATATAATTCGCGTGCAGCTTGCGCAGTAAACTCAAGCGACTTGCCACCTTTAGTAAGATTCCAGCCTAAAGTTACGCCTACTAAGTAATCGGTTTCTTCTTCAATGTCATCTAGTGGATCTGTGTTTAAGCCTTTGCCGCCACTTCTTAGAAAAGCAGAACGCAATTTACGTGTTTTCTGCAAATCGATTTTCTTACGTGCTGGATGTTCTTTGCTGGCAAGGGTAATTGTTGAGCTTGTTGGCTCGCTAGTTTGTGGGTTAACTAAAGTGAATACGCCGATTTCTAAATCTTCAAAGTCGTCAATATCAAAATCGTTAACTAATTGTGTTTGTTTCATGTGTAAATCCTTCGCAGAAAAAAGCCACCTTCAGGCAGCTATAAATTGCATGTACCCCACTCGCCACCTGCGAAGGTGGAAAGCAGGGCCATTGCTCGTTTGCCTATAATTAGGCTTGAGAATCTTGCACAACGATTGTGGTTTTTTCGGTTGAAACACCTGCACCACCGTTACTGTTGAGCAAAGCTTGAAAGCTGAATGTTTGAATCAGACCTGTGCCGCCATCGTTCTTAGCCGCTGAACCAACTTTGATACGTGGCAAGCCGAATGCTACAAAGTCTGCTGTAGCTGAGTTATCAGAAGTAAATGCAGCATATAGATCTATTTCGGTTTCGTTAATGAAGGCGTCACGTAACGTCACAGAATCGAAATATGCAGTGAATTGACCTGTTACATTTACGGGGGCTGAAAACAGTGCTGGAACTGTATTGCTACCAACTACAGGTTCGCCTGCTTGACCTACATCAATGCTGAGTGACAGCCCTGTTAAGTTTGCGACTGTGACACCGCCAACACGCACTACACCGTTTACCGCTGCCAAAACGCCAGTGGTTGTTAAGGCTGTTGGTGAGGTGAAATATTGAGTTGCGGCGGTAACAATATCTTTACCAACGAATTCAGTATTGATCGTTGCCATTCCTGTAGGAGGCAAATCAATGGCGATACTTGTTGGCTTGCAACCACTGAATACTTCTGACTGAACCAAATCAGAGTAAAAATGTTCAATCGCATAAGAAATATCAGTGTGGCCTGTAGTAGGCACAAATGTTTTTTTACCAATTACAGTAATGGTTGTGCCGGTGATTGGGCCTTGTGCGAATAATGATGACCCGTTTAATGTAACAACAGTGGCAACCGTTGCCGTTAAATCAACAACCATTAAATTTTTATTAATATTCAACGCATTAAGTGCGCCTACTGACAAACGAAGCACATCACCGATTTTTACACCGTCTGACAAGTATGAACCTGCAGCGCGCGTAATCGTATATGGCCCAGATCCAGCAATAGTTACTGATGCCGCTGTGATTGCTGTAACTGCTGCAAAGTCACGTTTTAAAATAGCACTGATAAAGTCAGAATATGTTTTTGGTGATAATTCACCATTGACGCCACCACCAACACGGCGCACGCCATGACGGAAATCAGCCATTTGAAAGTCTGGGCGAATTTCGTTTGATTGGTATGTGTCTTTGTTCAAATCAATACTTGATTCGACACGACGTAGTAATTGAGCTGCAGAAGCAGCCGGTACAACTCCAAACGTTACTTCACGTTTGTACGATACTTGCTTATAGAGGCCGTTAGCGGTTGGCATGTCTTTTCCTTTGGGCGAAAAAAAACCGCAGTTAAGCGGCTTGTATAAAAAATAAAACCCCCAAAAGGAGGCGGTTAAAACTAATTTGCTTCGTGGTACAAAACTTTGAAATCTATGCTTTGAAAATATAAACTCTGATCTTCGTTTTTAAAGTCTGGCCCAATTAAATCACGAGTTATGCTATTAACAATCACACCATTAATCGTTCCACGTTTGTAATTACATGCTTTTCTAATCAATGTAATGATTTCTTTTAATTGCGGATAATCATCACTGGCAACTGTCACTTGAATGCGACTTGAGACTAAACCATAAGGCGAATTAGCATCAATCGTAGTTAACTCAACTGTAGAAACATGGTCATAGGCTATCGCTGGCAATGCTGATTCTTGCGGAATTGAACCTGCATAGATGCGAGTTGAAACGATTGCAGTTAATGGTGCGTATGCATCAAGTAAAGCGTAAATTACTTTCTCGGCGCTCATTCATCACCTACTTCTAGCGATACAGATTGATTGATACCCTCTTTAGTTAAACGCTTACCGATAGCCACACCGACAGCCTGAATAGCTTCGTTGGCTTTGGAATCTAGCGAAGGCCTCATAAAAGGCTTTGCTCTTGCACCTGGATGATTAACTGATTTAGCGAACACGCCGCCAATATTAAGAAAGCCTTTCCCTTTACCGGATATGCTGTGAGCAGCTGTACCGAACTCTACAAAGTTATAGTAGTAAGCTTTCTTATTGCCAGCTTTAACGCTTGCAGTCACTTGGCCGCGTTTTGTTTTAGTACCTACCCGTATTGAGTCGCGTAGATCACTAGACTTAACAGGTACATTGTTCTTTGCTTCATCAGCGATTACTTTTGCGCCTGCACGTAAAGCCCCACGCATAATATTGCGTTCTATCTTAGGCGCTAACGTGTTCAGGAAAGCTTGTAATTGCTCACCACCTTTAAGATTTGTATATTTATCCATTAGACTGAACCATCAATTTGATACTGCTCGCAAATAAACTCGATGCCTTCTCTGCGTCCTATCTCAGCTGGCACGCTAACAATTTGTAAATACCTATCACGTTCTAATTCATAGACGCGCATATCAGCAGTAATGTTTGGTAAATAACGCGCTTGTACCTTGCATGGTCGTGTTTCAGTGCGTAAATTTTGCAATGTTTCTTCTTGACCGTTACTTAGTTGGTCTAGTATTGAAGCCCAAACAGTTGCGTATTCATTCCAAGTCGTTACTGATGAGCCGTAATTCGGATCACGTGTAATCGTGGGTTTCTCGATACGGATTAAGCGGTCTAGTCTGCCGAAGTCCATTTATACTCCGAGGCCAAGGCGATATGGTTGCAATAATGAATAAACGCCCATTGGTAATGACACCGTTGCAAGCTTTGTATTCTCTTGGCGGTTCTCATAAAGGTTACCTATGATTAATAGCATGGCTGATACAATCGATTTAGGGCATGGATTAGGATTTTCAGCTAAGCCATCTGTATACCCTGCAATAAATTTAACTTTTACAGCATTGCCAACACTGCCAGTGCTAGGCCAACTGTAATCAACTGCTTGCAACACCCATGCTGGAACAGAATAGTTATCTAGTGAATAATTAGCGCTGCCAATCGTTTGCTCTGTGTTGTCTGAATCAAAATATTTAACCGATTCTACAGATTGCACATCTGCTTTTAGTTCAATGTCACTAGGAAAAGCATCTAATGCTAATTCAAGGGTTTGCGTGCCAATAGGACGTTGTAAATACTCTTCTGTCCACTCGCGTGCTGCCGTTACTAATCCAGCGATATATGCGTCATCAGGATGTGCTAATGGGCTGCCATAAGGAGTAATACGTAAATGCGTACGCGCGTCTGCCAGTGAGATAATATCTTGCGCTGTGCCAATTCTTTTAAATGCCATTATCTTTCCTAGTTTCTGCGACTTGTTTGAATGTTTGCAGGGCGGCGATTAAACAATTGATTAATAACATTTTCTCTACGTCCAATGACAACTGAACCTAAAGTTGTTAAACCGGCATTTGCACTAGCAACAACTTGTGCATTCCCGCCAAGTAATATTTGAGTAGCAAATGAACCTGTAGCCAATGCGTTTAATATAGCGTTAGCTGTGAGCTTTATTTCTGTAGTGAGCAAACCAGCTGCACTCACCGTATCAGTTGCATTACCGCCTAATTGCGGGGCAGTGCCAGCCAATTGTGCATTTGCCGTTGCAACATTTTGTGGGTTACCAGACAATTTAACCTGAGTGGTAAGCGATGCAGTTGCTAAAACTTTATTCTGAGCATCAGCAATAAATTTGATTGCTGTTAATAGTGCACCTGCGGCACTTGCAATATCTTGCGCACTACCATTTAGGTTAATGCCCGTACTTAAACCAGCAGTTGCTAAAGCCTGTGCTAATGCAATACCACCTAATTTAATCTGTGTTGATAACAAACCGTTAGCAAGCGTCAATGTGACAGCGTTACCATTAAGATTAATGGCTGTGCTTAGATTTCCTGATGATGCGGCAACGTTTTGCGCATTGCCTGATATGCCACTCCCACTCCCAGTGTTTAAATCGCCTGTGGCGGTTACTACCGTGTTTGCGCTACCACTTAATTTACCTTCTGTAGTTAAACCACCATTACCTGTTACTACATTCTGCGCATTGGCTTGTAGTTTGATTTGTGCTAGTAATGCAGCACTCCCGCTGGCAACATTTACTGCTGCTCCATTCAATTTAATACTGGTGGTTAAAGCACCACTTGCATTGACCACTTCTTGTGCATTACCAGTTGCACGTATTTGCGTTAATAAACTACCTGTAGCAAATACTGAGTTGACTGCTGCGGCTGTTAACTTGATTGAAGTTGCTAATGATCCTGTTGCGGTAACAATATCCGTTGCTGTCCCTGCTAAAGCTGCTGAACCACTACCAGGTGTAAAAGTGATCACTAATTCAGGGCGCTGAAAATTGGTGGCGTATTCACTACTTGCAAAATTGTGGAATTTACTTGCAGTTTCTACAGTTTGTTTCATCAACAAACCTGTGTTTCCTGCTGAACCGTCATGAATAGCTTGCATCCAAGCTACCAATGCCGGACCACTGAATACATTGTAATTAGTGCTGACTGGCTGGAGCGTTGCTAATGCGGTGTTAACGAAATCAACGCCAGCCGTAGATGAACCTGCTGAATTCCATGAAAAATTAGAAGGCGTTGTTGCGTAATAATCCCACGTAGCCTCATCATGTATCCACGCTTGTAAATCACGGTAAACACTGACCGTTGAGCTTGAGGAAGCTGTAATGCAAAATAATCTTAGCTCAACCGCTGTAATAGTCGAGCCACTAGGAATGTTAGCAAGCGCTGCTGATGTGGCTTTTAATAAACTTCGTCTTTTATCGGTTGCTACGGTAAAACTAGATGCTTCAAGATTGGCAGTTGGTGTGTTCTGACTAATCTGCCTATCTTGAAAACCCGAGTATTTAAAATCAACAGCACCAGGGTAATCAACAGTGACGTTTTCGGTGATGACAATGGTGGTCACTATGTCACCAACAGACTTTTAGTTATCAGCTTGGAAAGTTAATGCGCCAATCGCAAAGCTAGGTGCGGCATCGCCATTATTTACTGTTTTACTTACGCCTAATGTTGATTGAATCCATAAATTACCAGCGGTTGATGCGTCAAACAATCCAAATGCAACAATAGTGCCCCAGTTAGCTGTAGGCGTTGGGAATGTGATCGCAATATTGTTTTCTACTGTTCCATCTGTGCCTGAGCTTGCGGCTGTACTGCCAGCAGATTGACTGCCTGACCAGTTAGCAAGTGAACTTGTCACTGCAACACGCGTATATGAACCGCCGCTTACTTCTGTTCCGCCTCCTGTGTCACTAGGCGCTGACGTGAACAGCCCCACATAAAATGTTGCTGGTGCACCTAATGCTTGAGCACGCAAGATTGCGTCCAATACTTTGTTTTCTGCAAAATCTGTTAAAGCTGCCATGATTATTCCTTCTCGTTGATAACACCCATAAAAAAGCCCTCGATTAAAAGGGCTTGATATGACTGCTAAATTATTTAGATTTGTTTTTTAATTCCGGTGCTTTTTTGTTTGAAACAGCCGGGGCTTTCTTTTCACCAATTTCTACTGCCAAGCCTTTACCGATTAAATCATCAGCATGCGCACGGTGAGTGGTGAATTCGTTATTTGCATGAATCATTCCGGTAGGGCTTGAGTGGAATGAATCTTTTGCTTTCATATTTACTTCATCAGACATAATGTTCTCCAATAAACACGGCAGATTTTGTCCACCATGTTAATTTTCAAGTAACTATTAAGCTACGTTACCCAAATCACCTTTAATAAAGGCTTCTGGACGATATACAGCAAGGGCTAGACGCTCTTCTGCACGGATAGTCACCAAGTTTTTGCGGAAATTGTCGCTGTCTTCTGTAGAGATTTCAACGTTTGCATCTTCGCGGTCAAATACTTGAGCACCTAATTGGAATGCACCAACTAAGAACTTGTCGATGGTCATTGCTTGTGTTGCAACAACTGGTAAACCCCATAAACGTGGTTGACTAGATTGTTGAGGGTTAGCGAACAAGTAAGCACCATCAGTCGTTTTTGATAGCTCAATACGTGTCCAGTCAGAAGGATGCAGCACAATACCTGAAGCAGGATATTCAGCTAATTCAGCTTGTAACATTGCCAAACGTAGCTGATCAACCATTGTTGCGCCTGATAACACGAAAGGTGCAGAATAGGCAGTTGCTTGAGTGTAGATACCGTTTAAATCTGTACCTGTACCGCCGCCCATTAACAATTGTGCTTCTTCAACATATTGCAAACCATAACGTAAGCGACCGTCTAAGTAAGATTGCAACTGTGGAACGTCATCAAGAATCTGTTTAGTTGCCAATACCCAGTGAGCGATAGTGGTTACCGCAGTAGTCATGATGTCGAACTTGATTTCAGACTGCGGTTTTGTTGTACCAGCAGTTTCTGTCACAGTGCCTGCACTATTTGTGAAGCCAGTTTCTTTAACGTACTGAATTGCGTTTGAATTAGTGCTGCCTGGTGTGATTAAGTCACGGATTGTCATACGGCGTTGAGGAGTGCCTAACACGCCTTGTAAACGTTGTGGCACAATCAAATCACCAGCAGAACCGTTAGCATCTGTAGTCAAAGCAGAAATAATTGCTTTAACATCCAAGTTAACACGACCACGTTTTGACATTAACTCTTTGATTTCATCAACACGACCATCTAACGCTTGTTCACCGAATGATTTGCGGTTTACTGGGCCTTCACTACGGCGTGCTGCTTTTTGCTCAATGTCTGCAACTTGTGCAATTAATTCATTTTGCTTGATAAGTAATTTATCAACAGTTTCTTTAGTTTCCTGTGATAACTTGCCTGAGTTTTCTGCTTCTTTTAATGCTTTTTCGCCAGCTTCTTTAACTTGATCACGAATGCCAGATAAAGCTTTGTTAATTTCAATTGATGGATCTGTATCCCAAAGCAACATGCCTGTTTTAGTCATGTAGCCTAGGAAGAAATCGCCTAAAAATTGTTTAGTTGCTTCTGCGGCATGCGCCATAGGTGCAAGCAATAAAGCAATTGCGCTAGATAAAAGTAATGCTAAGTTCTTTTTCATTTTGTTTCCTTTAGATAATAAAAAACCCGCACTAGGCGGGTTGTGGTGATGCGGGGTAAGTGGCTATAACTTAAATTCGTTTAGTGCTGATAAAACATTCGCCTTTTCGCCCCCAGCCTCACGCTGAGCAAGCAGTTTACTCAAACCATTACCAGCGATAGCTTTGGCTTGAGAGTTAGAGAATCCTGCCTCTCGCAGGTAATCCTCAAATTCTTTTAATGTTGGCAGGTCACCATGGCGCAATAAAGATTTAACTGCATCGATTTGTGCTTCTGCATTTGCAGGGAATGTAACAATACTGATTTCCTGTAAATCTAACTTTGTAAGTGTGCGGATGTTGTCTTTTTCGTTGTAACTGTCTTCTAATACGTAATATCCGATTGATAAGCCCTTAACAATGCGGCGTTTCATTAAAGCGTATGCTTCGGCAGCACGCGGAATTTCATCTTTAAGCAAGAATCCAGACAGCTTTAGTCCGCGAGAATCTTCTGAAAGAATGTCATAACCACCAATTGGCTCATTTGATTTGTGTTGCCATAAAGCAGGCAAAGGATCACCTGACTTTTCAATGGCTTTTAAACTTTCAGAAAAGGCGCCAGGGGCAACAATCTCACGATAGGAGTCAACATTACCAAATACTGATCCGTAACCACTAAATGTGCCGTCATCATTAACAGTATCAGTCTTAAATGCCACCTGCTTATGCTTGATGGACATAGTTTTCAAGTTCATTTTTCTTCCTTATCGGAAATTCCTAAAAATTGTTTGAGCGCGTCTTGCGCTGTAGCCGCTGCAGTTTTGCTTCCTAGAAGTTCTATTGGCATTAAATTGGATTGAACTGTTAGTTCATCTGCATTGCCGCCTCTACGTGGTAAGTTTTCTTTTTCACGGCAATCATCACGGGTATATATACCGTTTTGCGTCATCGTTGAGTAAAAAGCTGCTCTAGTTGCGCTATCAGCACGTAGTAAACCTTCTAATGCAAATTCTGCGAAATATCGGCTTTGTTCTGCTGGTGTAAGCAGGTTTTTCTTAATCGATTGTTCAATTCTTGTAAGCCAAGGACGTAATGAGAAGGTTAAAAAACCAATCATTTGCTGTTCAATACCAGTTCCCCAGCTTGTTGATTTTTCACTGTGACCAACCATAAACGGCGGTACACGATACCAACGGCATAATTCCTCAACGTTAAAACCTCTTGACGCAAGTAATTCAGCATCATCTGGATTCATATTCAACTGCTGAAAGGACGCGCCCTTCTCTAGAACCATGTAACCGCCTGATTCAGACACTGTTTTTACATGGCGGCGTATATCCTCGCGCTGTCCTTCTTTAAGAACAGCATCCATTGTCACTAGACCGGGCGACTTCATTGCATTTTTGAATACGCCAGCACTAGCCTCGTCTGCTGACATTGCGCCGCCAAGGACGTTTGCACCCATTTGCACGGGGGATAAGCCATTTATCCCGTCAAGACTAAATGCAGGGATATGCATCATGTCGGATTCTTGCAATACTCTCAATTCACCGTTAATTTCACGATACCGATATTCAAGTCTGCCATCTGATATACGGCTAACTTTCATACGATCTGGCAGTAAAAAGTTTAGTGCAATAATCCGTGTGCCTGTTTTTACTTTTTCTACGTATGCGTTACCCCATAACAACATGCTCGCAACTACAACCTCCCAAAACTGCACTGAAGTCATATCTGCGTTAGGTTGACTATGTAAGATACGATAAAGGCCATGATCGTTTGCAATAGTGCGCGATCCATCAGCATTACGCTCATAGAAACCTAGCGGCAAGGTTGCTATAGTTTCTGATAGAAGCCGAACGCAAGCCCATACTGTAGAAAGTCTTAACGCAGAACCTACTGTTACATTTTTACCGCTAAAGTTCGATGAGCCATAATAAGCTCCCCAGATAGCTCCGTCTTTTGGGCCGAAACCTTTAGCGCCATGACGCCATAAATCCTGCAAGCTAATATCCGACACGTGCAAGGCCTCTAATCAACACTGCTGATGCGCCTAAAAATGGAACTGATAGCACTAACAAGGCGAATCCCAACCCTGCTAACAGATATACTCCTGTCACCAATAGAAGCATGCCAATTGTCAGTAACAATATTGTTACCGCAAATGGTGATAATAGTTTTAGCATTAATTTTTCACTTATACGATTATTGGGTTTGACAGGAAGTTATCTAGGTCATTGTCATCACTTGACCCACTTGAAGCTGCGCCAATTGCCATACAAAGCGCGACTGCAGCATCTATTTTGTTTATTGATCTAGTTTTAGCTAGCCAATGATTGCCCCACTTATCTTCTTCAATAACAGAAGACATCATTGCTGATATAAGTACTGGGTTTCTTTTAATACGAATTCTTTTTTCTGAAAGCAAATCTTCTAAGATTCGGACTGACCCAGGCATCCATAAGCCTTCCGGCTGTTTGCCTTGTGATTCAACTTCTTGAATCATCGCTTCTGTTGGCTTGCCTTTTTTAAGGCCGCCTTGCGGATGTTCACAAAACTGGATTGATAAGCCTAAATCGTCTACATCTTCCTCAAATCGCTTAAATGCAAATCTATCGTATGCAACCATGCGGATAATGTAGTTTTGGTCATACTCAGCAAGCGTTTGTGCAACATGTCGATAATTAATACTCTCACCTTGCGGCGCGTGTATATGGCCTTGTTGCTTCCAAACTGAGTACGGCAACTTATCGCGAAGTTCTCTAGCCTCTAATGTGTCACCTGGTGTCCACGCTTCAATCCAAGCGTCATACATTGGCTTGTTGTGTTCATTAATACCAGTTTGAACAACTACTGCCATTGCAGTAATGTCTCTGTTTTGTGAAAGGTCTAAGCCAATCGATACTTCTTTTTCGTAATGCTCATGGATTTCAAAGTCATGAATACATGGCTCTAGCGTTGCGCGTGTCATCCAAGCAGTATCAGCATCAGTCCATATGCAAAAGTGTAATCTAAGGATGCCATTGAGTTGTCCTGGTATTGATTTGGCTTGTGCAACAGTATCAGCTAGATATTGTTCTGTAATCGTGGTGCCAAGTAGTGGATTTGCTTTAATCCAGCATTTAGGGTCGTTTAATGGGTCATCACCATCATCTAATGCACATACATAGCTAAATGTTGTGTCATCTAGTGGCTCACCAATAAATGAAGGTTCGTTTACTGCCTCACGATGACCTGCAGCCACTTTAATAGCATGCTCATGTTCTTCCCAAGCCACCGAGTTTCTATCGCTGCCACTGTTAGTAATCATGAAAAGCAATGGCTCACGACGAAACTTGAAACCTCGCTCTAACATTTCAATGATTTTTCTATCTGGCAGCTCGTGAACTTCATCAGCCAATACAAAGTATGGCCTCGGCCCTGAACCTGTTTTGCCTGTGTCGCGGGATACTGGTCTGAAAAAGCTACTTGTGGGATGGTGAGCAATGTTAAACTCACGACCCTCCCCACCAGCAAAGCTCAGTCTTTTCTTTAATGCCGGTGATTGCTTCACCATTTTTACGGCATCAGCGAATAAGATGTTCGCTTGTTCTTTTTTTGCAGCTGCGGCGTATATCTGTGCTCCCGCTTCACCAGCAGCAGTCATTCCATACAGGCCGATACCGCCAGCAATAGGTGACTTACCGTTACCTTTGCCTTGTTCAATGTAAGCACGGCGAAAACGTCTTGTTCCATCTGAACGTTTCCAACCAAATAGTGAACCTATGATGAATGCTTGGCTTGGATCAAGATTAAAGGCTTTACCTTCAAACTGACCTTCTGAAAGTTTTAATACGTTTTCAAAGAAGTCGAAAGCATAATTGGCTGATTCATGGCTAAAGGTTAAGCCTCGTTCATGCCCAACTTTTAAATCTAATAAATGACGCTTACATGAATTTCTAACATGCGGACCAGCAACAATATCCCCTGCGATTACTCTTTCTGCATATTCTTTAGTGCGGTCTACTAAAGAACTTATCGCTAGGGTCTTCGTCGTCATCTTCTCCGTGATTTACTTTTGATTCGTCAACAGGTGTAGCACCTAGTTTTGATAATATGGAACTTAATGCCTGAGTAGCGGAAACACCGAACTCATCATCATCCATTCTAGCCATCCACTTACAAGCCAATCTAACAAGCGGCCTATGTGAACTATTAAGCCAGGGTAACTCTGCACGCAATTCTTCCCACGCCTCAACTTGAATCGATGTCATTTTTATATATGGATCACCAAGAGGGTTAGTGCGCTTTGAAACTTTGCGATCTTTGAATCTTTCAGGATTAACTAATGCTGCGCCAGATGTTTCAGCTTTTGCAGCAGGAACTCTAGGCCTTGCCATTAAATACCTCGTCTTGTGAATTGCAGGTGTGCGTAATTAGGGTCTGAGCGGTACTTAAAAATCTATCTTTCTAGACTTTTGATCCCCCTATCCCTTTGGCCATCCGTCTAAGCCTGTTTCGGTTTTAATCTTGATTGTTTTGCCAGTTTCTTTGGCTGTTTTAACTTTATGGCACGGATCACAGATGCTTTCCAAGTTGATTGGATCGTCTGTGCCTTTCTGTGCCTTAGGTTTAATGTGATCTACAGTGTTTGCTGGTGTAACTCTATTAGCTCTCATGCATGTTTGACATAAGTAACT